TCTGCCATCAGGACCCGCTTCACCCGGCCCTGGGCGACCAGCAGGCGCAGCTCGGACCAACCGGGTCGGTGGCCCTTCGAGGCGCTGCGTCGTTCGGCGATCACCTGGTCGACACCCAGCCGCTCGAACTCGGCGACCTGCATTTCTATGCTGACGTCCTGGGCATCCTGCGTCGTGGAGACCCGCGCATAACCCAGCACCAATCGGTTGTCGCGGCTTGGGTCCCGCACCAGAATTCTTCGTGTGCCCGGAACTAAACTACTCGGAGGAGTGCTTTCGTAATGAACCCACGACCCAAGGGGTCCAAAACCCAGTCAGGGACAGGGATTTCAGGGAATCAGGCTCGCGCTCAACTTGTCTCACTGAGTCAACTGAGACCAGATCCGAGAAACGCACGGAGGCGAACGGAGCGGTCCATGGCGCTGATCGAAAGCAGCCTTTCGGAGTTCGGCGCTGCCCGCTCGATCGTCATCGACGAGGCCGGCACCGTGCTGGCCGGCAACGGCACCCTCGAAGCTGCGGCCTCCATCGGCATCGAGCAGGTGCTCATCGTCCCGGCGGATGGCAACACCCTGGTGGCCGTCCAGCGGGCAGACCTCGACGACCGGCAGAAGCACCGCTACGCCATCGCCGACAACAGGGCGTCTGATCTCTCTGAGTGGGATGCCGCCACCTTGGCGGACCTGGTGAGCGAAGATCCAGATCTGCACATTGAGAGCTACTTCACTGCTGCCGAGCTGGATGCGCTGATGGCCGGCCTGGTGGAAGAGGACCTCGAGGAAGATGAGAATGGCAAAAGCCAGGGGAAATTAGAGGTCAAGCTCGCCTTTGAGGACACGAGCGATTTCGACACCTTTCTGCAATCATTGCAACAGCTCTCGGTTGCACTGCCAAAGATCCGATCAACTGAACAGCGGCTTCAATTCATCCTCGATCAGTTCCTAAAAGGTGGCTGAGAAAACCTCTCACCCTGCGCCCCAGCGCCGATCCACAAAAGCGGAGCGCGAATACCGCATCCGCAAGATCATGCAGCTGATCAAAAACGGGTGGGATAACAACCAGCTTCGGGATTACGCAGCAGAGGAATTTGGGCTCAAGGAAACTGGGGCCCGCAACCTGGTTGACGCGGCCTACGACTCCATGGTCCACGGCATGAGCCAGCTGGACGTGAAGCGGATTGCGGCTGTCTGCCTGATGCGCTTTGAAAACGCCTACCGGCTGGCCGCGGCCCAGCGCAACCCAATGGCGATGATCCAGGCCAACGCCCAGATCGCGCAGCACTGGGTGAAGCATGCCCCGGAGATCACCTACAGCGAGCGGGCCAGCAGCGATGAGCTGGATCCTGAGGAGGATTTCTGAGCCATGGCGCTGCGGGGCGAGCAGCTGCAGCAGCGAGGCTTCACAGGGCCCAGCCTGGCCGATTGGTATTCCAGTGAGCCGCTGGTCCCGGATGCCAACCGCAAGGCCAACCCCTGGGACACCCTCCCCAAGCAGTGGCCGAAGTTCGCCCACGAGACCCTGGTGGCCTCGGGCGGCAAATATGTGCCCTTCGACCCCTACGCCTACCAGGTGGACCTGGTGCGGACCATCCGGCGCTGCACCAACACCTACGTGCTCAAGAGCCGCCAGACCGGTGTGAGCGAGACGGTGATCAGCTACATGCTCTCCCAGGCCATCCGCAAGCCGGCCTGGACGGGGGTGGTGTTCTCCAAGACCGGCGACGACGCTTCAGAGCTGGCCGCCCGGATCAAAGGCCAGGCATCCACCCTGCGCGATCGCTGCCCGAAATTCTCCAAGGACTCGATGCGCAAGATCGTGTTCGAGGGTGCCGGCAGCATGCACTTCCTGCCGCCCACGGAACGGGCCGCCCGGGGTATCCCCTCCGCTTCGATGATCCTGTTCGATGAGGCGGCGTTCATCGACAAGCTGCAGGGGATCGAGACCGGGGCCCTGCCGACCACCTCGATGCTCGGCGACCGCGCTCGCCACGTGTGGGTCACCACCCCCAATGGCCGCAGCGGCCCCTTCTCTGATCACTGGCAGCAGGACCACGGGGAGGTGGTGGTTGACCCCACCCCAATGGGCAGTGGCCGGGTGCCGCGGCTGCAGATCAGCCCGGATGACCAGTTCGCCAAGGTCGCGATCCATTACAGCCAGCACCCGATCTACGGAGCTGATCCGGACTGGGCCGAGAAGACGCGCCGCCGGCGGCAGCTGACCCAGAAGCAGTGGGCCCAGGAATATGAGCTGGACTTTGCCGCCAGCGACTTCGAGATCTTCGCCCACGAGCTGATCGAGCTGGCCGAGGCCTCCGGCGGCTGGGCGAACCCCAAGCGGGGCCATTGCTACGTGATGGGCATCGACCCGAACGGAGGAGGCAACGACAATTTCGCCGTGGTCGTAGTGGATGTCTCTACGAGCCCCTGGAAGGTGGTCGCAGGCTTCTACGAAAACCAGGCCTCCCGCGATTACGGCCTGCGCCACGCGGCCCGGCTCTACGACCAGTACCAGCCGGCGCTGGTGTGCGTCGAGAAAAACGGGGTCGGCGCCGCCATCGCCGAGGCCCTGGTCCTGCTGCGCCCAGGCTGCTTGGTCGAAGAGATCTCCACCAGCAACGTCACCAAGATCCTGATGACCGATCGGATCGTGCTGCTGCTCGAGGCCCAGGAGCTCACCATCCCCCCGGACAGCTACCTGGGCAAGGAGATGCGCAACTTCCGCCAGACCGACAAGGGCAGACGGGAGGCCGCGGCCGGCCAGCACGATGACGCGGTGATGGCCCTGGCCCTGGCCTGCCATGCCGGATCAATCCAGCGGCCGCTCGATGCCAGCTGGGTCTCCATGGTCTGAGCTGAGGCCGTCGATCCGTCGACGGTTGGCGTAACGGTAGTGCTACATTGCAGGAGCTGGGGGAGGCCCCGGCGCCCCCATCGACCGGCCCCGTCGCCGGTGCTGACATGACTGCCGCCGCTGCTCCGCGCCAGCGCCTGGTGCTTCACGCTCTGTTTGAGGAAAACCCTGCCGGCGAAATTCGCCACTGCGGGTGGACTGGCCCTGATCAAGAGGAAGCCCACCAATGGGTGAAGGATATGCAGGCCTGCTTCCCGGACTGCCGGCACTGGTGCCGCCCGATCGAGCGCTGAGCCCAAGGCCCGCCGGGGCCCACCCGGCAATCCCTTCCGACCGGCCGCGCCGCCGGGCAGCCCATGGCCCAATTCCTGCTGATCGTGCCGACCACCCATGACATCGCCCTCTACGGAGCCGAGCGCTTCTACACCGATGGCGCCAAATGCTGGGCCCTGAATGGCCGCGGCCTCCGAGGGGAGGTGATCCCCTGGCCTACCTGGCATCCCATGCGACCCACCGAGTACCACGACCGGCTGCCACAGAGCTGATTCTCATGGCCCCGCGTCCCCTCATCCCATCGCTGATCACGCCATGACACTTGCCAACCAAAAGGCCATTGAGGCTTGGAAAACCGCCGCGGCCGCCGCCATGGCCGAGGCCATCGCTGCTGGGAGGTGGGATCCCACCACTGCGGCCGCCAAGGCGGAAGTACAGGCAGCACGTCAACTCCGCCGCGCCTGAACCGCCAGACCAGCCCTACCCAACCGCCGAGCACCCATGCACCCCACCGAGCACCGCGGCCGCCTGGCCAAGGCCATCGCTGACTGCGATCGCTTCATTGACCTCGAATCCCCTAGAGCAGCCGACTTGCGGCCGCCCGAAATCCAGCAGCTGCTGGAGTGGACGATCAGCCACCGGGCCCGGCTGCAGGCCAGGCTCGAGGCGGTCTGATGGCCACCGATCGGACCAACGCAGAGCGCCAGCGCCGGTGGCGAGAGCGCCAAGCCCGCCAGCTGCCCCCTGCCGAAAAGCTGATCTGCTCGAGCTGCGGAGGTGCCTGCACCGGTAGCCGTGGGGCCCTGTGCCGCAACTGCTGGCGCCGCACCCCGGAAGGCAGGGAGTGGCAGCGCCTGCGTCTGGCCGCCTACCGCAGCAAGAAATCCGCCACCCCGTAACGGACGTGCTACAATCAAAAGCGTCGGGGGGAGGCCCTCGGCACCACCATCGACCGGCCTTGCCGCCGGAACCGTCATGAAAGCTGCCCAAACCGCTCCCAAGCTGGATGCCCTGTTTCGGGCCAAGGCCCAGGAATTGCGGCCACTGGCGGTCGAATACTGCGCCAAGAAGGGGATCGCTGAAGTCCTGCGCGAGCAAGTGGATGCCATCGCCAAGCGGGTTTTGGCAGACGAATGCCCCCTCTACAGAGACCTGGAGGATGGCGAACGGGTGATCGAACCCAAGGACTACTGGCTCTGCGAAGACGAGGCCGCCCTGAAGGCCTACTACGCCGCGATGGACCGGGAGCTCCGTGCCGCCGGCCTCAAGCCCGACGAGATGGAGCTCGACTACTGCCCCGCCCTGGTGGCCCAGAACAACGCCATGGAGGCACGCCGGCAGATCATCCGCGTTATGGCCCCGTTGGTGGGCATCGAGCGCAATCTGCTCTGGGGTGACAAGGAGGACCAGTTTTTCGAGCTGGTCATGGGCCTGATCTTCAAGGCCTGAGCCTGCACGGCCCGCCGGGGGCCCACCTCGGCGATCACTTCACCGCACTACCCGCCATGACCAGCACTGAAGCCATCCGCCTGGTTGAGGAAGCCGCATTTGACGCGGCCTTCAGTCAGGCCCCGCCGGCCCTGCAAGCGTTCCGCAACCGCCACTTCACCCAGCGCGATTACGAGGCCACAAACGTGATCGCCTGCATTGCCCCGGTTGCACCCTCCGATGATTGGGTGCCCTGCATGCCTGCCATCCTCGAGGGGCTGACCCAGCTGGAGCTCCGCAGCACCGGCAGCGGCATTAGCTACAGGGTCTTCGGGCACCTGTAGCCATTCCTGCCGCCGCGGGCCCGCCGGCTCGGGGCCTTCGTGCAACCATGGCCCTGCTGGGTCGGCCCATCTTCCGCAAGGGGGGCGCGGTGAGTGGCTTCGATGGGGCCGCTCTGCAACCGTACCGAAGGCCCAGCACCCATTCAGGCGGCCGCGGCCCTGGGTCCCTGTCCCCGCAGCGCCTGGAAGGTCATGCCGATGGAGACCACCTGGCGCCCCCTGCGGATCGCCAGGCTGATGGCCGCTTGGCTGACGTGCAGCTCTTGGGCCGCGGCGCCACAGCTGGGCCAGATCCGGCCTGTCTCCACGCACTGAATCCGCCAGTCGCCCATCGGCCGGGGGTGTTGCTTGGCGATGGCCTCGGCCAGCTCCCGATCCTCCAGCAGCAGGAACAGCGCATCGGCGGAGAAGCCACCCAGCACGCGGGGCTGCTCGCGGGCCAGCCGCCGCCAGGCCCGGCGGCTGATGTAGCGGACATTCCTGATCTTGTGAGGCTCCAGCAGCTCGCGGATTCGCTTCCGCCTCAGCCATGCCTCCACCCTGCTGCCGGGGCAGCCCAGGATCTCCCCGACGCCGCCGGTGGTGGTCCATTCACCATGCCGGGCGCGGCCGGACTGCTGAATGCGGCGCAGTCGCATCAGGATGGCTTTCTCAGTGCGCTGTGGCCAGCCTTGCGCCGAGGCCTTGCTCTGCATCCTGCGCACCAACGACGGGAAGGGCACGTCACCGGCCAGCTGCTCGAGGTAGCTCGCTTCCTCCGGAGCCCAGGGGGTGTAATTCACGCTGCCGCCTCAATCCATTCATCAGTCCATTCATCGGCGAGCAAAGCCATGGCCAGGGCCTGCAGCCCCTTGGGCCCGTCCGCGCCGATCAGATCAGCGGCGCGAATCAGCACGGCCGCCACCCGCTCGCGGTCGCTGCTCCAGGCACCGAAGGCCTCGAGGAGGCTTTGCAGCTGCTTGGGATCGATCGGTGTGGGATCAGCGGCAGGGCCCTCGGCCGCCGGCGTGGCTGCCTTGGCGCGCTGGTTGCGCCGCCAGTTGGCCAGTGCTTCGTGGATGTAGCAGACGCTGGCAGCCCCAACGTGGTTGACCAACATCAGCTCCTGGGGCGGCAGGCCATCGACCTCGTCGACGTAGCAGAAGCCGGCGCGGCGCAGGGCGTTGTAGACCCCGGTGCGCAGCTTCAGGTCGCTGAGCGGAGCCCTTTGCTCATCGGAGACCCTGCCGGCCTGCAGAAAGCGGACAAGGGCATGGGAGAAGGCAATCAGGCGCGAGTGCTCGTTGTGGCGCGGTTGGGCGTGCCAAAGGTGGAGCACTTCGGACGGCGTGATGGCGGCCAGCGGAGACATGGCAGTTATTCACGATCCTGAACAGCCTAGATTGTGATTCAGGCCTGGTAATGCTGGGTCGCCATCCTTTGATGCAATGACGCAACCGGCACCCGCCCACCAGGTGGAGCTGCAGGCCCTGGTTGACCTCTACGCCAAGGCCTCCTACCAAGCCGATGGCCACGCTACCGGCACCCACGCCGGCATCGCGGCGGTGCTTGATGCCCTCTCTGATGTGGCCCAGGGCCGTGCTGCCGCCTTGGTTGAGCGCTACGACCACCGCAGCCTGTACGAGTTTGCGGCGAGCCTGCACTACGCCGCCAAGGGCAGCTCCTGAGAGGCCGCGGCCGGGAGGGGATCAAAGTCCCCCAGCCGGTAAAACAGCAGCGGGCCGCTGGGGCTGCCGCAACGGCTCAACACGGTGCTGTGGACCAGCTTGACGGCCGCCAGCTGGCTGATCTCGTGCCACTGGGCCACGGCATCCACACAGGCCTGGTAGTCGTAAATCGCGATCGGCAACGGGTGATCGTCTCGCGTGGTCAGCCCCATGAAGGCTGAGTCGAACACCTGCCGCGGCTGCAGCAGCTTCACGTGGTGACTAGGCATCGGCCGGGCTGGCAAAAGAGAGCAGCGAGGGACCGGGCCCGCGAAAGCCCTGTTTCAGCATGGCGCTGGTGGTGCGGCGCTGAAGTTCGAGCAGGTCGATCAGCATCAGGGCCTTCTGCTGCAGCTGATCGGGGTCCTTAGTGCATCGCACTTCCGTCCGCAGGATCTCGTACTGCAGCCGGGCCTCAAAGGAGAGCTGGGGCATCGTTGGATCAGGCATCGCAGCCTCCACACTTGCCCTTCATTCTGTTCAGGGTCCTGAATGCCAGCTGTCGGCGTGGCTACACCAGGACGAGCTGGCCCGGGTCGGGCGCCTTCTTGCGCTTGCGGTTCTTGCGCCGCGGCCGCTTGGCATTGACCGCCTCCTCCACCTCCACCAGTGCTGGCTGCTCCATCACGACCGCTGCTGGGAGATGCCACTGAGGCAGGGGCACCGGCGGCGACTGCTCATCCATCGCCTGGCCCTGGCCCTCCAGCTGGATCCACAGCCGCAGCTTGTTGCGGGCCCGCACGTCGATCTGCCGGGCGCGCTCCGCGCTCAACCCCAGCTCTGACCCGATCTCCTTCCAGGTGGTGGCCTGGATGTGGTGGCGAAGCACCACGAATTGCTCCTGCTCGCTGAGGTTGGGGAACAGGCGCTGCAGCAGCTCATGCTGCAGGGACCCCTCCACCGCATCAAGGGCATCGTCTTCGATGCTGCGGGGACAGGGCAGCACCTCGCCGAGGTTGCCGCCACCATCGTTGATGACGCGGTCCAGCGAAAACACGGCCCGCCGCTGGACGGCGACGCGCAGCAGCTTCAGCTTCTCATCGGTGATCCCCAGCTCCTGGCAGATCTCCTGATCGTTCGGGGTCTGGCCTTGGTGCTCCATGCGCCGCACGAAGGCCTCTGCCTGGCGGATCTTGTCCTGCAGGTTGCAGGGGATGCGGATGGCATCGGTGTTGCTGGCCAGCGCCCGTGTCATCGCCTGCCGCACCCACCAGTAGGAGAAGGTCGAGAAGGCGTAACCGCGGGCGGGGTCAAAGAGCTCAATCGCCCGGTTGAGGCCGATGGCCCCCTCCTGCACCAGGTCTTCCATTGGCAGGCCGCGGCCCCCGTATTTGCGGGCGATGCTGACCACCAGACGCATGTTGGTTTCGACCATGCGGCGCTTGGCCCGCTGCCCGGCCCGCCTCACCCCTGGCGGTGCCTCATCCGGCCCGCCCTCCCAGTCCAGCCAGCGGCGCACCAGCCGGGCGGTTTCAAGCTGCTGTTGCGGGGAAAGGACGACGAACCGCCCGAACCCGTCCAGCATCTGGTCGAGCGCGGATTGCACCATTCATAGGCAAGAACGCGATCAGCCTACGGAATCCCGCCGTTCATGGCCATGGATGGCTGGATTCAGCCTTCAGGATTGTGTCTAGCTTGACCAGGTGGGCTGGAGCGGCATGGACGGGGCGATTGAGGAGCGGCAGGACGGGGTTTTGGTCAATGCCCTCACCGGGATGGGCACGAGCCGGGACCAGTCCACAGCCGTCAGCGTGGCCCCGCCCCAGTTCCTGTCCGAGGGGGCCCTCGACGCCCTCTATCTCAACAGTTGGGTGTGCCGGAAGGTGGTCAACCTGGTGGCCTCCGAGGCCACCCGCAGGGGCTGGGACATTGGCCTGGGCGATGAGAGCAAGAAGGCCCGCCGGCAGTCCGATGGCCTGATTGCCGCTGGCGAGCGACTGCGGCTGCGCAAGCATGTGCGCCATGCCGTGCAGCTGGCCCGGCATCACGGCGGCGCCGTGTTGATCATGCTGCTTGATGACGGCAGCAAGGACTTTGAGCAACCGGTCAATTTCCGCCGCCTGAAGCGCATCAAGGGGCTCTATGCCCTGGACCGCTGGCGCATTTGGCCCGCACCGGGCTGGAGCGGCATCGGCACCCCCGAGCACTATGCGTTCAATACCAACGCCGATGCGGACCTGGCCCGCATGGGCCTTGAGGGCACGCAGACGGTGAAGATCCACAGCAGCCGGGTCCTGCGCTTTGAAGGTGAGGAGGTGCCCTGGCGCTGGAAGTCGCACTTCAACTGGTGGGGGGCATCCGTGCTGCAGCCCCTGTGGGAGGTGTTCAGCCGCTACGAGACCGGCCAGAGCTCGGCCGCCAGCCTGCTCAACGACTTCGACCAGTTCATCCACAAGATTCCCGGTCTTGGGCAGATGATCTCCGCCGGCAACCAGGACGCCATCACCCGCCGGCTTGAGGTCAACCAGATGGCCCGCTCCGTCTACAAGGCCCTGGTGCTCGATGCCAACGAGGACGCCAGCTTCATCACCCGCTCCGCCGCCGGCGTGGCTGATGTTCTCGATCGGCTGGTGCAGGAGGTGACCGGCGCCACCAGCCTTCCCCACACCAAGCTCTGGGGTGAATCCCCCAGCGGCCTCGGGGCCACCGGCCGCAGCGAAGACCGGTCCTTCGCGCAAGACGTGGCCGAATACCAAGAGGACTTCCTGCAGGACCCCTTGCGGCAGTTCTACGTAACCCTGATGCGCTGCTCCGAGGGCCCCTACACCGGTGAGCCTCCGGAGGACTGGCGGATTCAGTTCCGCCCCACCTTCGTGATGAGCGACGAAGACACCGCCACCCTGCGGATGAACGTGGCCGCGGCCGATGCCCAGTACATCCAGGCCGGCGTGCTCAAGCCCAACGAGGTGGCCCTGGCGCGCTTCGGGCGGCCGGAGTTCAGCCTGGACACCACCCTGATCGATCGGGAGGCCGACGGCTCGATCAAGCAGGAAGAGGTGGACGACACCCAGATCGAATTCGGCGGCGACTTTGGCCAGCAGGGTCAGCCGGGCGGGGAGGCCCCGGGCAGCCAGTCGGCCCCCCAGGCACAGCCCGCCGGTGGCGGCCCAGGTCCCGATCCGGTGCAGGAGGGGCTGCGAACCACCACCGACGCGGCTGACGCGCCGTGCTGCGCATCCTGCGGTCGTGGCGAGGAATGCGAGGAAGACTGCGACGGCAGCACCTGCGAAAAGGAAGATGAGCAGCCTGATGACCCCGACAAGCACAAGCATCCCGACAAAGTGGGGCTGGTCATGCACCGCTGGAAGCACGGCACGCTGCACAGCGGCACCGGCGTGAAGGGCGAGCATCGCGGCCCGGTGCGTTACGGCAAGGAGGATCGCAAGCAGGCGATCGCCATCGCCCTATCGATCGCCGGCAAGAGCAAGTCCCGCCGCCGAGCCGGCCGCCGCCGGACCGTCCGAGAAGATGCCTGGCAGCTGCCGGCCCGCCTGCAAGTTGCCGGGGTGCTGGTCGATGTGGGTGCAGACGGCACCGGCCCCCTGATCGGCCCCTACGG